CTGGTATAACTGTAAACGCTAACGATGTACAGATTACAAATGGAGGAGTAGGCACTGCTCAACTAGCAGCGGATGCAGTTGATGGCACAAAGATAGCCGACGACTCTATTAACTCCGAACATTATGCAGCTGGTAGTATTGACAATGAACATTTAGCTATAAACTCTGTTAACTCAGACAATTATGTAGATGGCTCAATAGATACCGCTCACATAGGGGATAACCAAGTTACGGCTGCTAAAATTGTAGATAATATTCAATTAGACGGTACTGAATCGTTAGGGGTGCCAGCTGGTACAACTGGGCAAAGACCTAGTAGCCCAGCGGCTGGGATGTTTAGATATAATTCTACAGACGGAAAGTTTGAAGGTTATACCAGTGAATGGGGAGAAATTGGAGGCGGTGGTGGAGGTACTTTAGCTGTAGAACAACAAACTTTTAACGGTAATAATTCGACCACAGCTTTTACTCTTAGCACTACTTGCGCCTCTGAAAATAATTTACAGATTTATATAGATGGGGTTTATCAGTCTAAAGGTAATTTTTCTGTAAGCGGAACTACTTTAACCTTTAGCACAGCTCCAGCTTCTGGAACTGCAAATATTGAGGTTATACATATAACAAGCATGGCTGGCTCTGTCGAGGTTGATGCATTTACTGGGGATGGGTCAGACGTTACTTTTGATTTATCAAATAATATTAGTGCTGAAAATAATACTCAAGTATTTTTAAATGGCGTTTATCAATCAAAAGGCAATTATTCTATTTCTGGCGCTACGATAACATTTAGTACAGCTCCAGCTAATAGTGTAGCTATTGAGGTGGTGCATTTTTTACCCTCTGGGGATTTTACTATCGGCGCAGTAGATAGCGGAAACGATGCTATTATAAGACTATCTGGAACTAATGGTTTTACTGACGACGTTAAGCTAGTAGCTGGCAGTAATATAACAGTAACGCCTAGCGGAGATAATATAACAATAGCTTCAACTGTAAGTACAAGCTATTCGGTTTCTGTTATTTCTTCAAATACTACAGCCGTAGCTAATAATTTATATGTATTAACCGCTACGCTAACTTTAACCTTACCAGCCTCACCGAGTGCTGGCGATAGTGTAAAAGTTTCAAATAGGTCTGGAGTGGCAACTGCAACTATTGCTAGAAATAGTGAAAAAATTATGGGAGCAACAGCAGACTTGACGCTAGATAAATTAAACGCTGGTTTTGAGATGATTTACTCGGGTGCAGCTCAAGGATGGATTTTAATAGGCGTCGAAGGGACGGCAGCATAATAATAAATAAATAAAATAATATGGCTAATTTTTCAAGTTTTTTTCCAGCACCAGCTTCTGGAGGAGGAGGTTTTACTAAGATGAATAAATATTCAACTTCTAGGGCTTTAAATGACTCAACACACAAATTAAATGCTTTAAGTAATAATAGTGGTAGTTTAGTTACAGACGGTAGTGCTGGTACTGTTTTTGATTTAATTTATGACCAACCAGCTCAATCTATTTCTGCCGCTCCCTCAACTTATACTATTAAGAATCTAAGATTTAATTCTTCAACTGCTTTAAATGTAGGTGCTGTAATACCAGCAAATTTTTATGCTGGTGGGAAGGTTAGGTTTTCTGCTGGTGGTATTAATAATAATCAAATGCAGGTACCCTCTGTAATATCCTCACATCCAGAGTTTACATACGCTGATTCAAATAGCTCTTTAGTTTTTAGTTATTCAACTAACCCACAAGGTGCGTTTTCAGCGGGTGCTATAAATAACTTAGGAACTGGTGATGCAATTCCTCTATTTACAAGTACTAGTTTCACAGTAAACCCTGCAACTGATTTAGGATTGTCCGATGGGGATTCAATTGGTTACTTTATGATTGGTGGTGGAGGAATGACCAATGCTAGCAATGGTTCTGCTAGAGGTGGGAAAATAATACAAGGAACTGCAATTATTTCAAATGCTTCAACAGATTTAATATTGACAATCGGAACAGGCGCACCTTATATTGGTTCAGATGGTGGGTCTGGATATGATAATGAAGCGACAGGCGCAGATAGGCAGTCAACGATTTCGGGAGGATTATCTTTAACTACTGCAGATGGAAGCAACTCAGCAGGATATGGAGCTTGGGGACATAGCCCCTATGTACCTGCAGGAACAGGTGTGAATGGATATGGAGTAGGTGCGTCAAATAATTCTTTTAGAAATTCGTATTCTGGTTATGGCTATCAGTGGGGTGGAGGAAATACATCTGCAGTTCACGGATATGGACACGGAGGTACAGGCGTAAGCAACGGATTTCTAGGAAGTGATGGAGCAATTTTATTATATTTTTAAAAAACAATTATGGCAATTAATTTATACGGAAGAGTACAAGACGGAGTAATAGTCGCTTTGCAAAATATGGAAGAAACCCATATCGGTGGATTTAAAGGTAATTGGGTTGAAATACAAGGCAATTTTGGCATTGGTGATTTATATAGTCAAGACGATGGCTTTAGCGTTTATGTACCTACAACCGAAGAACTCGAAGCTGATGGTAGGGGGTGGAGAAACAATGAACTGAAAGATACAGATTTTATTATACCTCTAAGCGACTACCCAAACAGAGATACTTGGATAACATACAGACAAACATTAAGAGACTGGACAGCTACAGATGACTTTCCCGCAACAAAACCTAATAAACCTTAATTTTGTAAATTTGTAAAAAATAAGATATGGCAATAACAAAAGTAACTGGAGACGTTTTAACAGACGATACCGTTAAACATAACCACTTAGAAAATAGATATACAGCTACTGGAAGCATTACGACCTATACTGGCGCTGTTTCCGTAGATTGGTCTAGTGCTACAAATTTTGTCATGGGTTCAAGCTTAACTGGTGCTATTGAGTTTGATTTCACAAACTATAAAACTGGACAAGTTTTGACCATTCATAATTTGACTGGAGCGCAGACAATTACTTTAGATTCTGACGCTGCAACAAGTGAAACCTTTAACAAGCTAGGTGGTAATGATTATGATGGTTCAGCAACAAACGCTTTAATGATAGAATGTATTAGTGATTCAGCAAATGCTGTTTTCAACTATTCAGTATTAACCTATGTAAGTGATACAACACCAAGCTAAAAAATAAGATATGAAAGCAATTAATATAAATGGAACGATAAAAATTTATAGTAACCTAAAATCTTTTGGAGGTGCTTTAGGTTTACAATATTCTAGTGATAGCGATTTAGAAGCACTTGGTTTTTACGATGTAGTAATACCAACAACTAAAGAAAGCCAAAAATTAGGTGCTATTGAGTGGGATGCAGATAATAGTGTTTTTACTTATTCTGTACAAAATAAAACTTATAGCCAAACAGTAGCTGAACTTAAAACACAAAAAATAGAAAACCTAAAACATATTTACGGAAGTAAGTTAGGTAAAACTGATTGGTACGCTGTAAGAGCATCTGAAGGTGGCACAGCAATACCTAGTGATATAACTACAGAACGAGATGATTTAAGAACTGAATGCGCTACTAAAGAAGCAGAAATAAATGCTTTAAGTACAAAAAGTTCTATTGTAGATTATCAAATTCCAAGTTTTAACTAATGGGTTTAGGAAAAAAGAAAATACTTTCTCAAGGTGCTAGTGGGGTTACTCCTACTGATAATTTTGCACCAAAACTTTATTCTGGAGGAAGTGCAGGACAAGTTATTTCTGGCGTAGGGTTTCAACCAGATTTAATAATAGGTAAAAGGCGGGATTCTGCAGAACATTGGTGGGTTAATGATGTCGCAAGGTCTGGTAAATCTTTATTTTTAAACCTAGCAGATGCAGAAATAAGTTTTCAATATACAACACCAAACTCTGATGGTTTTGTGGTAAATGCAACAGGGGGAGTACATAATACAGGTAATTTAGTTGCTTATTGTTTTAAAGGAGGAGGAGCAGCAGCATCAAACGGAAGCGGTTCAATAACAAGTCAAGTATCAGCTAATACAGAGGCAGGGTTTAGTGTTGTGAAATATACAGGAACGGGGTCAGCAGCTACAGTAGGACACGGAATTTCTACACCAGAGTTGATAATTATAAAGAGGTTAAATTTTGGAACAGATTGGATTGTTTATCATAAAGATTTAAAATCTAACGGTTATGACGGTTATTTATCTATAAACAATAATTATGGTGAACAAAATGCAGGTGCGCTACAATGGAACAGCACAAACCCAACTAATACAGTATTTAGCGTAGGGACAAGTATTAGCGGTTTTCAGCCAGTTCAAACAAACAATAATGGTTCGCCTTATATCGCCTACTGCTTCCATTCAGTACCAGATTATCAGAAAGTCGGTTTTTACAATGGTTCAAGTTCAACAGTTACTATAACTACAGGTTTTCAGCCAAGATTTCTTATTATTAAAAGAAGCAATGGAGGTAATGATTGGATTCTGTATGATACTGTTAGAAGTGGCGGTACTTCTATGGATGATTATTTAATACCAAATAGTAACTCTGCTGAATATGCGAATTCTTCTTTAGTAGTAAATGCGACATCTACAGGATTTACCATTGCGTCAGGATTATGGGCAGGTATGAATGAAGCAGGAGGCAAATACATCTATTTAGCAATAGCATAATGGAAGAGTTGAAGATAGGTTTGTTTTTAAAAAAAACTAAAATATAAAATACTTATATTTGTATTAAATTTAAAATTTAAAAAAATAAAAAATGGCTTCAACTGTATTTAATGGAACTAATTTAGTTTTAAAGTTTCAAACTGACGGCGGCTCTTTAGAAGCTCTTGGGCATTCTACTAGTTGCTCTATGACAATTTCTCAAGACTTACCAGAGGCAACAACTAAAGATAGTGCTGGTTTTGCTGAGCATATTTCTGGACTTAGAAGCGCTGAGATTTCTTTTGACGGTTTAATAGACTATACTGACAATGCTAACAATTTAAAAAACGCTGACACTATTGCAACCTTAATTACTGGAAGAAATAAAATCGACTGGTCTTTTGGAACTGCGGTTAGTGGTGACACGCTTTTTACTGGTGAAGGATTTATCTCTACATTAGAGCAATCGGCTGAAATGGAAAGCCCAGCGACTTACTCTGGTAGTATTACCGTTACTGGTGCAATTACTCAAGCTACAAACTAAGAGTTAACGAAAGTTAAAACATTATGGCAAACAAAAAACGAGGGTATTATACCCTAACCCTAGGCGGTTCAAAGAGAACATTACATTTTTCTATGAACTTCTGGGCAAACTTTACAGACATATTAAAAACGCCCTTAGATAAAATTGGAGAGATTTTTTCTGGGGGTTTGTCTATTAGCGGTATTAGAGCTCTAGTTTATTCTGGGCTTTTAGCATACGACCAAGAAGAGGGCAACGAAATAAATTATAATGAGTTTAAGGTAGGCGCATGGCTAGAAGACCTAGAGGCTGACGAATTAGAGAAAATGGTTAGCGTTATGATGGAATCTAGGATTTTAGGCAACGATTTAAACGTAGGTATAAACCGAACACCAGAGGGAAAGAATCCGCCGACTCCTTAAGCTGGAATAATTTACTCGACTATTATATAGGTCAAGTCGGCATAAATCCCAACGAATTTTGGGTTAATTCTTGGGTCGAGAATCAACTTTTAAGCGAGTCATATAATCTTAAGCAAAACCTAGAATGGGAGCGCCTTAGATATTTATCTACTTTAATACATAACGTAAACTGTTCAAAAAGAAGTCAGACTATAAAACCTCAAGACTTGTTTTTTTTACCTCAAGACGAACTCTTAAAAAAGAAAAAGTTTGAGCCTAAGTCAACTCCAGAGGATTTGGAAAAATTCTTAAAACAGCTTGAAAATTCTAAGCCAGTTGGAGAGTTTAAAATTTAGTAAATTTGCATTATGGCAAATATATTAGAAGTAATTTTAAAAGGGGATGCTAAACACTTAAACAGCTCTCTAGGTAAGGCGAGCAGAAATCTTAGAAATTTTGGCAAAAAAGTAAGTAATCTAGGCTCATCGCTTCAGACTAGGTTAACGCTTCCGTTAGTAATGGCTGGAGGAGCCTCTATGAAAATGGCGGCAGACTTTGATAAGTCAATGACACAAATTAAAACGCTCGTAGGGGTTGCTGGAAATACAGTTGACCAAATGAGCGTTAGCGTTAAAAGACTAGCTACTGAGGCTGGCATAAGCTCTGGAGAAGCGGCAGAAGCGCTCTTTTTTATTACTTCAGCTGGTCTTAGAGGTGCTGAGGCTATGGCTGTATTAGAGCAATCAACAAAAGCAGCCGCTATAGGTTTAGGAGAAACTAAAGTTATTGCAGATTTAGCAACTTCAGCTCTTAATGCTTATGGCGTAGAAAACTTATCAGCAAGTCAAGCTACAGACGTTTTAACTGGAGCCGTTAGAGAAGGTAAACTATCAGCCGACACCTTAGCCCAGTCAATGGGTACTGTTTTACCAGTAGCCTCACAGTTAGGCGTTGAGTTTAATGAGGTAGGAGCTACGTTTGCAGCGATGAGTAGAACTGGGACAGATGCAGCTATGGCGGCTACTCAAATAAGAGGAATCTTATTTTCTTTATTAAAGCCATCAAAACAAGCTAATGACACTTTAGAAGAGTTTGGATTAAGCGCCGCTGGACTAAGACAGCAAATAAAAGAAAAGGGTTTACTGTCAACTCTTAAAACTTTAACCGAAACCTTTGGAGATAATGAGGAGGCTCAAGGTAAAGTATTTGCAAATACTAGAGCTTTATCTGGAGTATTAGATTTAATGGGTAAAAACCTAGGCTCTACGGAGCAAATATTTAAGTCTATGAATAATACTGTAGGTATTACAGACGAGGCTTTTGGTAAATTTAAAGAGTCTACATCTGGTCAGCTAACAATAGGATTGAAAGAGCTAGGTAACCAGTTCACTGATTTAGGCGGTATTTTAATGGAAAGCCTTTTGCCAGTAATAACTGACGTTTTAAGTTTTGCATCCAAATTATTCAAAGCTTTTGGTAAACTAGACCCAGTCGTCCAACAGATGGCTATAGGCTTCGCAGCTTTTGCAGCTGTATTGCCTACTATTTTAATGGTAGGGGGTTCACTTCTAACTCTTTTTGGAAGTTTATTAACTCCTATTGGCGGTGTAGTCATAGCTGTGGCTTTATTAGCTGCTAATTTTAATGAAATAAGTAATATAATTAATGATTTTACTGTAGACTTAAAAGTAGGATTATTAAACGCCTTAGTTAAAATTCAAGCTGGATTTGAAAAGTTTATGGTTAGGGTTGAAACAGCAACTTCTTTAATAAAAAGATTTCTTAAAGATGGATTTGACGCTGATTTTACTTCAATATTCCAAGAGCAAACTAATAAACTAGCTGACATTTCTTTAAAAGCTGGAAAAGAAATTTCTGACAATTTAGACGGCGCTAAGATTATTAAAAAATATAACGACCTACCGCCTACTATGGAGGTTATTGCTAAAAAAGCTAAAGAGTTATTTGGAGGCTTATTGTCTGG